TCTTTACCATAAGATCTTAGTGCTCACTCGTAAATCTTATCCCTTAATTCATCAGATTGCCGTTCAAACCAACATACAAAACCTAAAAACTTACAAACTCGATCCCTATCAGGACCAGGCTGTAAGAATATATTGGTGATACGTGCAAAGGCATACTCATAATCTCCTTTAACGATAGACTTAAGAGCTGGACCTATGAGTAACTTTTCCCAAAGATCGCCATCTTTTCGATGCGGAAGCCCCTGATGAATTATAGTTTTAAGAAAACCACTAAGAGAGTTTATGTTATTACTAGAAGGTTCACTGTTAAACACAATCACTTCGAGAGTCATACCAAGTTGTGACTTAGCAGTGTCTATTATATCCTCAACGACAAAGGTGGGGATTTTGATATTATAAGCCATTTTACCGTCATCACCCAGTAAGAAGTATTTTCTACTCCATTTTACATCTCTATCACGTAACCATTTTTGGAAGATTTTTGATTTCTTAAAACAGAAGTCAATAGCTAAATAGTTAACAACCGAACCAACAAGGCTAGTCCAAACATCACCTGAAGGAATAGAACCGTCAATTCTATAAACGTTGCCTTCCGGTGTAATGAGATCTTTATGACAAAATTGATTCATCATGAATATAAAAGCATTATCAATGGAATCACCCGCAGGAAAACAACCTCTGATTATAGAAAAGGCCTGTTTAATTAAACTCGTAGGAACAGAAGTATCGAATTTCTTTCAATCTCACTCAATCTCGTACTTGTGCGTATTAGAAAAAGCCGACAGTCTAGACCACCCATAGCCACTCATAGAATGATCAAGAAAGATACAAGATTTATTCTTCTCTTTACTATTCCAAAATAGTTTAAAAAATTTAAAATAAACAGAGTTGAAAACTACATTAAATAGATCCGGAACAAAAACAGGTCGTGATAGAAACATTTTCGATCTCTTATCAACATATTCTTTGAATGTATACTTATTATTTTTCTCTCTAGCTCCACAGCTAAAAAGACCAGAAGTATTATTTAGTTTACCAGAGTGAATTGTATCTCAAGAGTCATAGACGGCTTGGACCGCACATCCAATAAATGAACCCTTTTGAAAACCTTTCTCTTTACTCACAGGCGTAAATGAACCCTGATACCTAGACATAATCTTCGAAGCAACGCTCCC